CCCGCGGCGGAACTGTTCGGAACCAGCGGTACTGTCACCTGCACCATTGCATGAGGCGCCATCATGGGATTCGTTATATTCGCGACCATCGCCCTTCTGATCCTTGGTGACATCATTCTCAATGATCGACCGCCGAGGAAATGACGATGCACGAATCAACCACCAAAGCCGACGGGGCGGCTGTTGCGGTCTGGGCCGCCTATTTCATCAGTCACCTGACTGAAACGAATCAACTGCTACAGTTTTTCTGTCTGCTACTCGGTTTGATTTCAGGCATTTACGCAACGCTGTACCACATCATGCGGTGGCGAAGGCTGAAGAAAGAGAATGAGCGCCGAGCTTGACATCGCTTTCCCTCGGGTCAAAGAAGCCGAGGGATACCGGATGTATCCGTACAAGGATACGGTCGGCATCATGACCATTGGTTACGGCTGTGCGCTTGATAACGGTTGGCCTGAACCGTTCGCCGCAGCCGTCGCCAAGATCCAGTTGGAACAGGCCGAACTGGACGCCTTGGACGTGCCGGGATACCTCAATCTGTCGCCCATGCGGCGCAGCGTCCTGATTGAAATGGTGTTCAATCTCGGTCTGACGCACCTTATGCAATTCACCCATTTCATTGCCGCACTCAAAGCCGGGGACTACAAAACCGCGGCGGCTGAGATGCTGGACAGCAAATGGGCAACGCAGGTGGGAGACCGCGCCCGTCGTTTGGCTCTTATCATGGAACTGGGGACTGATACATGATTCCGACCACCGTACCGTTGATGGGCCACACGATTCAGGTATTCGTCATTGCCGAGCAAGACTGGCCTCACGGCGCAGACACGGCGGGCATCTGGATACCGCACCAGCATCAGATCCAAATCAACGACGGGTTGGACGATTCCAACAAGTTGCACACGTTTTTCCACGAGCTTCTGCACGCAGCCTTGGACGCGATGAACCACAAGTTGAGCCGAAATGAAGCGTTCGTTGACAACCTCGGTGGCCTACTGCACCAGGCATTGACGGGCGCGACCTACGCAAAACCGAAGCGCGTTCGTAAACGCGTATCGAAGAAATAATGTGGCACGACATATTGTCATCCCGGACGTCCAAGCGAAGCCGGGTGACGATTTCACGCACATCGACTGGGCGGCACGGGCCATCGTGGACCTCAAGCCCGACGTCATTGTGGTGTTGGGGGATTGGTGGGATCTACCGTCACTCTCCACCCACGACGCCCCGGGATCGAAAGAGGCCGAAGGTCGGCGCGTACTGACCGACATTGAAGTCGGCAATGAGGCGTTTGAACGGTTGGTCACGCCCATTGAGCGCGAGCGCATACGCTTGGCAACGAAAAAGCGGCGTATGTGGAATCCGCAATGCCATTTTCTATTCGGAAACCACGAAGATCGGCTGACGAGGGCTATATTTCGCGACCCCAAATGGGAAGGCATCATCAACCTCGACAGCCTGAAAACCCCGTGGTTTACCCGTCACCCGTTCCTCAAGATCGTGGAAATCGACGGAATATCGTACTGCCACTATTTCCCCAACCCATTTAGCGGTCGCCCCATCGGTGGGGCCATCACGGCGCGCCTCGGCAACATCGGGCGGTCGTTCGTGCAAGGGCATCAGCAAGGGTTCATGTACGCTTCCAAGGTGTACCCGAACCACGTCAAACACGGCTTGGTGTGCGGTCGGTTCTACACCCGCAACGAGCATTACCGGCCCGATGACGTCCAAGGGGTCGAATGGAACGGTATCGTGATGTTGGATTGCGTTCATAATGGCGATTATGACCTGGTGCCGTTACGCATCGACACATTACGAGAACGCTATGGGAAACAATGAGTTCGATGATTATGTTGCGGCATTAGGTAATCTGCATGCCTTTCGCACGCGACACAAAAGTCGGGTCATGAGGCCGGACATCAAAGCGGACGTCGAAGCTCTCCGCTATCAGGTCAACGAGCTTCATGACATGATCGAGGTAATCACATGCGCCTTGCAGAGCCTATCAAGCTCGAAAATTACGAAAGCAAAAACGATCCGATCAACCCGAGTCATTACCAAAAAGGCAAAGTTGAGTGCATCAGCGCCATTGAGGCGCAGCTCACGTCCGAGGAGTTCCGAGGTTACCTCAAAGGCCAGGTCGTCAAGTACGTCTGGCGCGAGGATCAGAAGGGCGGCACCGAGGACCTCAAAAAAGCGCATTGGTATTTGACTTACCTCTTAAATTACGACGAGGGTTAAATCATGAATTGGCTAAAATCCATTCCTCAGTTTCTTGAACTGTTCAAGGAAGGTAAGGAGATCAGCAATGCGGCGACATGGCAGAATCGCACCGTGGCAGCGAATGCCTGCGTGGCGCTGCTGGGGACGTGTTTGGTCATCGCGAAGACGTTCGGTTACGCCATCGAGCTTGACCAAGAAACTATGGCGAATCTGGGCGCTGGCATTGTGGCTGTTGTTGCTGCTGTCAACGCCGTCATGCACACCATTACGTCAAAAAATGTCGGATTGTCGCCCGACGGCATCTCTGGAACCGGGAGCGGAAATTCCATCGACATGGAATAAACTGCCCCCAGTCATCGTTGGTTTTGAATGTCCTTTAGGAGAAACGAAATGAGTTTTTTCACGACTTTGGAGGCCGATGTAGCGGCCCTTGGTAAGTGGTTCGGCGGTAACCCGGTCGGCGCGCAGATCGAAGCGGACTTTCGCTCGGCGGTGTCGGAACTGGAAAAGATCGCCATTGCCGATTTGGAGAACGCGGTCAAGGTCATCGGCCTTGCGGCGTTGACGGGCTTGGCAACGGGCGGCACGGCGGGCGCCATTGCTGCCGGCATTGCCTCGGCGCAGACGGAGTTCAAGAGCATCAGCGCCGATGTAACGTCTAAGACCCTGAACACCTTGGTCACGACCGTGGTCAATCAGGTCTCTGCCCAAACCACGCCAGCGCCGATCATCGCCCCGTAATGGGCGACGGGGTTATACCCCCATCGGATTGGGCGTCAGAGGTCCTAGAACGCCTCGACGCCCTTCCGACCATATTGCGGCAGCAGGAAACGATTGGGCGGCTTCTGTCGGTCATCCAGAGCCTGAAAGACAAACGCAATCGGTTGAGCAAAGCGCTGATCGAAAGTCGGTCGGAACTGGCGACGGCTCGGGCTGAAGTGGACGAGCTGCAACAGGTCATTATCAAGCGTTTGTCCGGTAAACCCTGATGGGCCACGCCGTCCTGCTGATCTTGTTGGCGCTGTGGTTCGGCCACCACCATCGGATCGCCCTGGTTGCGACGATCGCGATGGCATGGCATCTCAATCGGATCAGACGCCGGTTTCGGTAGCGCCCCTCTCCCGGATTCGAGCCGCAAAGACCTCGCCGCCTTTGACGGGCGACTTTTGTTCACACACCTTCGCACACGCCTCGCGCTCCTCGGCCCTTGCCCGCGCATCGACTTTCGCCATCAGCGCGTGAAGCGCGTCGTAGAACGTTTGATGCAACTCGGCAAACGCATATCTGGCTGCTTCATCGCGGGTCATGGGTTGTCCTCCAGCCAGTCCTCGGCTTCAGATAATACGGTGTCCCACTCCTCGTCATCGACCTGACTCTTTCCGTTTAGGTCGCACCACACCGGGGAACACCGCTGCATGACGTCCACCAGACGCTTTAAATAGTGACGGTCGGTGTCGGTCATGACATCACCCCCAGCGTCCTTTGGGCGATCCCCTCGATCTCCGACACGATCCCGCGGCGGTTCTCGTCGCACAGCCTCAAGATGTCCTTGAGGGCATCCCGAAAGTTGTTGGCGTCCACGTTGGCGCGGTGCAGCGCATCACGCATCCGGTTGGCTTCAGATTCCGTCACGGATCACCTCCGCAATCACGTCCAAGACGGCGATGCACATGAGTATTTTGACGGCGAGCCAAACGGCGGCCTCGGCTCGATCACCGGACTCGTCGCGCCCGATGAATTCCTGATCATCGTCCAAGTTCATACTTTCCTCCTCGCTGCGTTGATTGACCGCCATACGTCGATGACGATCTCGGCCCGTTCCCGGCGAGCCTTCAAGGTCTCGAAAATTTGCACACACTCAATGTAGCGATCATCCGATTCCGTCACACTTTCATCAATTTCGGCTTTGGCCTGACGCTCGGCGACGGTGCCATCAACGGTCAAGAACACCTTGGCGCGAGCGCGCTTGCGGGCGATTTCCGACCGTTCCAGCTCGGCCTTTTCCAAGGCATAGTCTTTGTCGGTCTCGCCCAGGTAATGCAAGGCGGCTTCCATGCGGTCCTGTGTGATTTCACTCATGACGCCACCCGATCCAGTTCGGCGGCTTTATCACGCCATAAATCCGCGTTTGGAAACAACATCACTTTGTTGCAATAAAGCGTTTTACGTTCCATTGGCACGATTTTTCCGGGCGACCCCATCAGCCATTCGTACAGCTGAACCAGCACTTGCGTGTCGTCGGCGTCGATTATCTGGCCCTGATATTCAAGACGCAGATTATCGTCAAACGTCAGCAAAAACAGACCCAACGGAAACGGTTTGACGGGTTCCCACGTATCGGTGCGCTTTTTTGAGTTACACGCACGGCAGCTGACGGTCAGGTTGCCGGGATGGTTAGATCCACCCCGAGCAACTGGCACGATGTGGTCAATGTGCAATTCCGCAGTCGTTCCGTTTGCGCCGCAATACGCGCACGTATAGCGATCACGCTTCATGACTTTCAGCCGCAGCTCTGCGCTGATCGGGGCTCGAGCGCTCATGTGCGGCTCTGCTGAAGGTTTCGCAGCTGACCAACCTCGGACTCCACCTCGGCCAAGAACCGGCGTAGGTCCGACTCATAAGCCGCCATGACCGCCTCGTCGCGCATGACCCGGACCATGAAAAAGTCCAGACCGGACGGCATCCGGTCATCCCATGACACGAAGTCGCACCATTGCGCGCCAGTCACCCACAGGTTGTGGGTCACCTGCGGCAGGTAATCGGACGGCAAGCGCTTGTCCTTCAGGTACTGACAATGCGTCGCCGACTTGGGGCATTTGATCTCCAAGATGCCCTCAAAATTGCGAATGTCACCGTCTAGGCTGCAACCGACCGCCAGATCCTCGCGGATGACAAAGCCGGTGGTGCGGACCAAGTTTCCGGTCTCGGCCTCGTACCGGGCGCGAGCGAGCGGTTCGGCATCAATGCCGCGCTGCATGGCAGGGCTGACGAACCCCGACGGTTCCATCGGCGTCCCTGTCAAGGTTTCGACGGCGAGCTGAAGCCGCAAGTCACGCCGGGCGGCAGCTTCACCGCCCGACTTGAGTTTGGCCAACATATCGCCCGCCACGGAGCCGGTCAGACGACCGGCCCGGGCTGCGAACCATTCCGAGGTGCGCTGTTCGCACTCGATAATGATGGGCTTCATGCCGCCACCCGCGATGCTTTGGTCTTGAGGACTGCCCACTCGCTGCTGTAGGTGCTCTGGACGTGGTTGCGGTATTCCATCGACGCTGCCGACCAAGCCGTTCTGAGGGCGTCTGAGCCGCTATCAGCCACGGCGTGCATGTCGGCCCACCAAGACGCAAAGCCTGTCGGAGCGGCGTTCTGCGCCGATTTACGGGCGGTCTGGGTGGCCTCCTCGGCATCGTCGTCCTCGTCACCGCAGACGCCCGCAATCGCCATCAGGCTAACGCGGCGGATGTACGTCGTCGCCGACGCCCATTGTTGCGGCTGCTGATAGGCGGGCAGCGGCACCTGCGACTCGATGCGGTCGTCACCGTAGTACAGGGTGGTGACCAGCACCTGCGCGCCTTCGTAGAAGTCATAGGTCTGGGTCATGGCGATGCCGTGGCGCGCCAACACGGGCACGACGGCGTCGCGCACAGCCGCGAGGCTGGCGAACTTGGACTTGAAGTGCGGGTTGACCTTGTCAAAAGTCGGGTTGCGCATCTCCGCCTGAGCTGCGGACAACGCCTGGTACAAAGTCCGCGTCGGCGGCGTCGGCTCCGGCATCGGCTCGTCGTGCAGATTCTGAATGTCAGTTATAACGTGTTCTTTCATGCGTCCCATGATTATTCTCCCTTCAAACTGTTGATTTCGGCCTGCAAAGCCGCGAGTTTGGCGGCCTTGATGTCCGATACGCGCTGATCGTGATTTGCCAAAACCTGCTCCGCGGTCAGCTCGGGCAATTCGATTTCGACGATTTCGGTCGCGCGGACGTAATCGGTCGGGATGTGGTCAGCGTCAACGATGTGGATCAGCGACGGATTCCAATTGATCGCTTTGATCCACTTAACCCCACACACTCGTGCTTTCATGATGCCCTCCCAGGCTCAATTCCAAACGAACAGAACAAACGCTACGCCGATGCAGAAGCCGAGGCAGATCCACGGCACAATGTCATCCAACTTGTCGTGATTCATGAGCGCACCGCCTTTTTGTTCGGGTGCTCCGGCGGGACGTACAAGTCAGCCAACGTTTCGATAATGAATTCGTGGAACGGCGTCTGCTCGTCCGGGTAATACTCAAGGATTGGGCCGTTCTTGCGAAGGTCGCGGCGGGTGACCACGTAGCAACCGTTAAACCAGTCGACAGACCACGCTACGTTGTCGATGAGCAATTCGATTTCCATGTTTTCCTCCTGTCAGCACCGTGCCGACGTGGGTAGAACTGTAAACCCGGTTGAAGATAGTGTCAACTAGGTTGACAAAAATATTTTGCATGGGATGATTGGAGACATGGAAATACAGCAAATCATCGCCCATTTTGGGAACATCAGCCGCGCAGCTCGTGGGCTGGGCGTGTCGCGTCAGACGATCTACAACTGGATCAACGGGCGCAAACGACTGACGGACATGCGTCGGCGGGACATCGAGATGCGTATGGGGAAGCAAACCCCGGCGTCGGTGGCCTGACCGAACCGGGGAATGCCTGGGGCATTGGCGATAAGAGGCGTACCACCGGGGTGCAGTTTACAGAATTTGGTTTGTCAAGTGCAATAAAGGGAAGGGTATGACGCAATATGACAAGACGAACACCGGCGTGGTGTTCAAGAACGACCGCAGAACGGAAGACTGGCACCCGGAATATCGGGGCACCATCAACGTGGAAGGCGTGGAATACTTCATTGATTTGAAGCTGCGCCAGGGCAAGAACGGGACGTTCATGAGCGCAAAGGTGAAGCGCAAGGATCGCCCTGCCGGCGGTAAGGCGGTGCCAGCGGCCATGCCGACGTCCATTCCGCGGCCATCCGAGCCGATGGACGGTTTTGACGACGACTCGATTCCGTTTTAGTAGTATCATCGGAACTGGCGGCTTACCACGACTGATCCTCGTGGGACAGCCACAAACCTTCTCCATGGTTGCCGCCAGTCCTCCTGTGGAGAAGGTGTGGAGAACTTATGCACAAGCCCCTGCCTTGGTTCCGTCTCTATGGCGAGATCGTGTCCGATCCCAAGGTCCAGCTGTTGGACTTTGCCGATCAACGACACTTTGTCATGGTCCTTGCCCTTAAGTGTAACGGCACGCTTGATGCCGATTATCCCGAACCAGAATTGCGTCAACGAGCGGTTTGCAAAGCCCTCGGGTTGAACTTTGAAGAAGGCGCGGAAGTCTTTGGCAGACTTTGCAAAATTGGCCTTATTACTACCGGCTGGCAACCCAAGAAATGGGCCGAGCGGCAGTTCATTAGCGACCATTCAGCCGAGCGCACAAAGCGGTGGCGTGACGGGAAGAAACATCCTGTCACACAGTCACAGACCGTTACTGTGACGGCGAGTGACCGTCACGGTGACGGCGATGTGACGGCCAAGATTCAGAGTCAGAGTCAGATACAGATACATAAACAGAATCAGACCATACGGTCTGACAAGTTTGAAAATGGTCTTTCGGATGAAGAGGAACGTCAAAAGATCATTGAATTGAAAAAGATCGTTGCGCCAATCGTGAAGAAACTGTCAACATAGTTCACATGGCAAAACGCATTCTTAACTTTGAGCAGATCTGCGAAATCAAATCGGCAGCGGCGCTACGTCGAACGCTGTTAAACAAAAGTTTGGCAAAAAAGTACGGCGTATCGCCCTGCACCATCCGCAACGTGCTGAACGATGACACGTACAAGCGAATGTTGGCGCGCAAAAGGAGCCGCAATGCCCTGGCCAAACCGTCGTAACAAGTTTGGCGCGAAACCGACCGTCGTGGACGGCAAGCGGTTCATGTCGAAACTGGAGGCTGAACGGTATCGTCAGCTCGTGCGGATGCG